TTAATCGAATATGTAGCACCGGTTGTTAGAGTGTTTGCCTTATATTCTTCTCTATTTATATTTATGCTTTCTATCGATTTTAAAAAAAAGTTTATACGCTGTAATGCCCCAAATCTATTAACAAAAATGACAGGTATATTGTCAAACTTCTGGCAAGTTTGTTCTTCTACTTTTATTGTTTCTGTGCTACCGCCTGTAACCACGTCAACACTTGTTAAACTAGCTGTTGTACTTGTTGCATATTCAATAGCTGTGTTTGTTGTGTCAATTCCTGTTCCAACTGTTACACTTGATATTGTTGTACTACCATTTTTAAAATTAACTGTAGTTGCACCTGTTAATGTATCTGCACCTGAATTAACACTTAAATTAGCTAGCACAGGTATTTTCAAGATCTCTTGACTTTCTCTAAATATAGTATCGTTAGACATCAATTTTGTGGTGCTTCCCTTGAATGTACTTAATGATAGTGTTGTGTTATTGTTGGTTTGTGTTTCTGTTGTGAAACCATCTTCAAAATATCCAACGCCATCAAAAGCTAACATATTTGTTGTGATTGCATCTAATGCAGTACCGGCTGTGTTTCTTGGGGTTGCTACTGTTTTAACCCAAACATTAAGGCCATTGTTACCAAATGAACCACTAAAGCTGTATTCAATAAAATCTTTGATCAGTTCGCCAATTTCAAATATTACAAAATTATTATTAGAAACTTCGTTTTTCCTTAATTGATAAGTTAAACTTGGGCTTGTTTGATATGTACCTGTATATATTGATATATCGAGATTGCAGTCAGCAAGAGCATTTGCTTCTGTTCCGCCACCATCATTTGCTACCTTTATATATACTGGTGTGTTAATATTTATTTTAAATATTGCCATTATTTTTTGCTGTTATTATTTTTATCTCTGTTATAAAATCCTCTCCGTATGCTTTCGCTAACTGATCAGGTAGTTGTTTAAAATATTTTTTAAATGGTAGTGTAAAAAATAATGATGGTTGTAAACCTTTTATAAATATGCTTTTTGCAATTAAAAAAACTAATGTTTTTCTCGGTATAAACCTACCTCTATTATCGCGTACTAATTTGCTTAAACCTTTTTTCCTTACAACCCATTTGTCCAATGGGCCTGTTGGTGGCATACCTTTCAAACCTCTTTTGCCACCTTTTGATGTGTATCTAAATTTTCTTCCGTATAATTCTTTGCCCTCACTTCTACCGCCTTTTACACCCTCGACACCAGCATCAACAAATTTGCCGTAACCCTCCATAAAAAATGTAATTAAACTTTCGCCTAATGTAATTTTTTCTTTTGATCTTATGCTGTTTACTAAAGTGCCTGTAACTTTATCTTTACTTGCATTTGCTTTTGCTTCTGTTACAACCTGTCTTGCAAATTTTTGTATTACTTCTGTTACCTTTTGTAGTTTCATTAGCAAATGTTTATATCGTTATCAATTAATATATCCATTGTTGCCACCCATCCGGCTACTTCGTTTTCAAATCTATCGAAAAATGGCTCACAATTAACAACCCCATCAAGCTGATACTTTTCTGTATATAAAGTACCGCTTCTCAGTAACTCTATTAATTTGTTTGCAACAGCTAATTGTGTATTTAATATATCGTGTTCATTATTATTTCCTATAAAAATATCACTTGTCTCATCTTTACTTTGATCTACAATATCCATACAAATAACACTTATATTGAATCTAAGTACTTGTTCTTCTTGTGTTACATTGTTTACAATTATATGACTGAGTGGATAAATTGTTTGTTTTGCAAGATCAATTTTTGTAATATCTCCTGTTGTAACGCTATTTACATTTTCATCTGCTAACAAAGTATCACGTATTGTTGTTGTTATTAAATAAAAACCTCTAACTCCTATATTGCTCATTTTAAACTTTTATTTATTTGTCGTTGTTCAAGTTCATTTTTTTCTTTTATAAATTCCAAAGCATACAAACATTCGTGCATATTTAATTTAATGATATCTTTGTACTTTGTAATATCTCCTTTAGCGAGTGCATAAATTGACTGATACCAGCCCCACCTAGTTCCGAAGTTTGCAATTGCTGAAAGGTTGCCATCTCCTCCGGACTCAAATAAGCCAGAATATTCCTGCTCAAGTCGTTGCCTAAATTGTAAAAAAAAACAATACTACTAAATACAACATCAAGAGGAACTTGTTTCATATATAAAAATTCCCCACCCTTGTATTTATCTATTATATATCGATCGCTATGTTTTTGTAATACAGGCCTATATAAAACTCCCATTGCTTTGTGCATATTTTCCCAATCCTTAAAGTAGGTATCTAAATCAACATATTCGCCAAAAGTCATTTCATCTAGGTTTGGTATAAAACCATATTTTATTTTATCCATAGTGAAATGCCTGATTAGGTGTTTTGTATCTTGTTCAAATATCTGTGTTAGTTTTTTTGAAATTTTATTTATATGTGTCATTTTGTACTCATAAATATTTCCGTATGGTACTTTACAAAATATTTCTATCATTTTTGATCCTAATACCATTTGATCCTTTTCATTTTCTTGGAACTTGATAAACTTTTGATATTGCTCTAAACTAATATCGTTTAAATTATCCGGTATACTTATTTGAATCCTCATAAATATATAACAAATTTATAGATATTTTTTTAAAAAAAAAGGTAGCCATTTCTGACTACCTATCAAACAACTAACACAATTATAAAAACTTATACCTATGAAAAAAACCCTATTTTGTTAGCTGTTTATCTTTTTTATTAAAAGGTTTACTTGGATATTCTTTACTTAGAATAAATTTAAAGTACTCCTTTTTACTCACAAATTGTTTTTTTATTGGGTGTAAATATTTCATTTATTTTTTTTTACAAGTATATTTCCTTCTAAATCGAGTATTGTGTAATTATGTTTTAACAATAACTCAATAGAGTTCTGTATTGCTTTCGCTTTTTGCTGCATTCTATATGTTTCAAATATTTCGTTACTTATTGGCATCTCTTATTATAACATTTTTATTTATAAAATTTTTATATTTTTTAATCATTTCTTGCTTTTCTTTAGTTGAATTTACAAATTTAGGTATTGATAACCAATACTTTGGATCTTTTTCTGCAAAAAACTTCTTTAATATCCATCCTAATACTTTCATTCTTTTGTGACCATTGGTTTTAACATCATACCATCTTCTGCTATATTTATTTGTATTTGTGTGCCATTGAAACAACAAGGTATGTCTTTATCTAACTCGTAACAAGTTCTGTCGTTTGGGTTCCAAACAAATATCCTTTCACTTGCCATTTCTAATAAATTTATAAGATCTTCGTTAGATAATTTATTATATGTATTCAATAATTCTTTAGTGTCCATAGTATGGATTAGTTTGATATTTAGGCTTTCCATCCCATAAATAAGCATTGCTATATGAATTTATATTAATGCTTGGATCGTTAGAATCTCTATAATATTTGATTCTACATAAAAATTCTTTACCAATATTTTTTGATGGAAGATATGGAACTACTGCATCGTGATATTGATCGCTTTTTTCATCTACTCTTTTATTTTCTAAACAAGCAAACATTGCACTTGATTTACCTATTTTTTTTGTTACAACATAATAATCTATGTTAGTTTGATCGTAACCCCAAGATCGATAGAATATATCCCCAACCTTTATATTTTCGTTATTATATTTATATCTTTGCATAAGGTATTCTAGAATTTAACATTGCATTAATTTTTTCTTCTTGTGTTCCAATATATTTACCACAAGTAGGATAACATTCGGTAGTTACAATTGTACCCTTTTTATATTTTTTCTTTTTCAAAATAATATCATTTTCAAGGGGGTATGTTTTTCTGCCTTGGTAGCCCATAATATCACGATCGGGTTTATCAATACTTATCGATCCAATATATTTACCGCGTATTCTATAATCGACAAAGTAGCCAATAATTTCAAAAGGATTTTTCATATTTATATTTATTTATTCAAATAT